ATACTATAATACCACTCAATACAGCGCTTTTACTCCCGATTTTCTTTCAATTATCTCCCAAAAATCTATACTCTAGCAATTCCCCCGCCTTATACGCTTCTGCGAACTCTAATAACGCCCGATCCAGCAATCTATAGTATTCACTTTCCGAATATCCCAGACTTGGATAAATAGCCTTGTCTTGTCTAAATCTAACTCTGCAATATCGTTCAATCAAAATCTGCGATAAGTTGAGATCAGACAGTCTATTAATAGCTGATGCCATAAGCTCCAGCTCTTGCTGTGCGCTTACTCGTCTAATCACCATCTGCTCAGTTTGCCGGCTTGGGGAACTCGGTGCGCTCTTTGGCTCTAGAGAATAAGTAGCCGTGACTTTCGGACTGTATTCTTCGCCGGCTATTCGTAACAGTACGCGGTAGTTCTTGAGTGTATCGTCTGCGTTCTCCTTTGTTTTATTTTTTAGCACTTCACCGAAAAGCATTCAATCCCACCCTTCCATTCTAGAAATTAAATCCAGCGCTTCTAATTTACGCTTTAAACGACGCTCTCGCTTGCGTTCTTCATTTCGTTTATAATTATGATTATCTCTGTAAAATCGTTCAACCAAGTCCTCACTAGACCGCCCTGGGCCTACTTTATCAAGTGACTCTTTCATACACTCGTAGAGCAAGTCAGTCTCGACGAATCCTACAAACTTCGCGATGATTGCAGATGATGGCATTCTGTTCTCTTTCTTATATTTTTCATAACGCGCGCCGTCTTGGTATGCATTGTGACTTTTCGCGACTTTAAAAAAATCATAGATAGAGTCAAATTCAGCTATCGCCTTGTCTGCTTCCTGGAAAAATTCTTTTTTCAATTCCATCGTCTTCCCCAGTCTTAATCGTGATTAGCTCGGCATTTCTCATGATATTATCCATAATCATCTGACACAATTCTTCTGGTGTCAGATCACCCTCCAACTCCGTTCTCATCTGCTACCTCCTGTAATTGCCAAGCCATGCGCGAATTATAATCATTGTTTAATTTATTAATAATCACGTCTTGCATGACATTTTTTTCTTCGATCTTTTCGAGTTCGTCCTTTTGTGTTCTGATTGTCTGTTGTAGCTCGCTGTTGCTCGTTTCAAGCACCCGGACTCGTGCGTTTAGATTGACGCATACAGCGATTAGGACAAAAAGTATGAACGCAAAATTCGCACGTATCAGCTTATCATTATTCGTCATTTTCTAACCCTTTCTTTTTTCTACTCAATATACCCACGATGATTGCACCTATAAAACCAATTAACCAGATAGCACCGATAATCAATTCTACGATGTCCGATAATGTCAAAGCAAAGATCATTTTGTTCCTCCTGTGATTCGATTTCTTTCTACTCTCAGTTTAAAGCTGGTATCATCACCAAAACATACCAGCGTTGTTTCTTCTTCCCACTGACTTCTCGTGTATGGGTATCTGTTTGGTCGTGTCATGTTTACTCCTCATTCATTTCTTTAAGGGTATCCCACATACCTTTATGTAGGTTTGTGATATTCTTCATGTACTGCTTTCTTGCTGGAATACTCTTAAAATCCCACCATTCAGCACCATCATACTCATAACGCTCAATCCACCAGTCTTCACCAACTAGCACAAGGTCTTTTGGTACATGTTGAGCACCATAACCAGAATCATAATTTGTATCCCTTGCTACTGTTTCAAAGTTTTTTCTTGTGATTTCAAAATCATCACCTTGAATATACAAAATATCATCCAGTGTTTTATCATATTTTTCTAAAAATTCTACTGTTTCATCTAATAAATTTGTACTCATTCTTCCACCTCTTTTACTTCAAACAACGGGCTATTGAACACTTCTTCAAACCCAGCTTCTTCAAGCTCTTTGCGGGTGTGTGCTTGACTTTCGTCATCGAAGTTAATCCCAAACCACCATTCACCTTTAGGGGTACGTTTTAAGAGGGAATTTGAAATACCTGCATGTTTTAGTCTTACAAAATATCGCTTCTCTTTCTCGACTGTGTAGCCAAACTGGTGCATATTGACTAGGATTTGAAATGCTTTTATGCTAGCGTTTAGAAACCACCTTTCAAACTCATTAAGTTTAGCGCCGTCAAAAGTTGACGGAATATTATGGGCACATCGAAACAAATTTCCTTCAAAATCATCTTTGTTTTCCTCGTACCAATCAGACACAAACTGCGGTACTGTGACTTTTTCAAATTTCTTTAACATACCACCCACAAGGACACTGCCCTTCTTGGTTTCAAACGTTATTGCCACTTTATTATCTTTTGCGCTTTCTGTGATTGAAAGTGTAGGTTCTGTGAACAATGTATCTTTCAAATTATCAAATAATGTGTTGTTAATGTGTTCAATTAATTCTCGTTTATTCATTTCATTTTCTCCTTTTTCAAAATCAAGGGGGAATAATCCCCCTCACATCAGCTTTCCTTTCTCTTCAAAACAAAGGCCAGGGTGACTACTGAGATACCAAGGGCCACAAGTGACAATCCAAGATCAGATCCAGTTGCAGGCAAGACTGCTGGTGCGCTGTACGCTTCGACTGTTTCTTCAGATTCGTTTTTCGCGTGGTTTTCGCTTGATTTTTCACGCGATTTTACGATCTTCACTTCTTCGACTTTCTGATCTTCGTTTGTTTTTGGCGCTGGTGTGTTTGGCTTGTCTTCTTTCGGCTGTGGTTTTGGTTCGTCGCGTTTAGGTTCCGGAATATCGATCACTAGTTCCGGCTTGTCCAAAATAGGTGCTGGTGGTAACAATGGAATATCTTCGATATTAATTTCTGGCTTGTCCAAAACCGGCGCGTCGAACGGTACGACCCCGCCTTGCCACTCAGGTTTGTCAAGCTGTGGCGCGTCAAACGGTACTGTACCGCCTTTCCACTCTGGTTTTTCTAATACCGGAGCGGGAGGCATAAGCGGAATATCGTTTAAATCGATTGATGGTTTTTCATATTTTGGCGCGTCATTTGGAATTTCCCAGACTGGTTTATTTTCTCCGGACGCGTCCCCACGGCCACCCACAAGTTGAACGTAGCTATAAGAAACGGCGCCCGAATCTTCGGCTTTAAGTTCAACTTTATTTGTTGGGTTTACGCTATCTTTAACCGCGCTTGTTAGTTTAGTCTTATAGTTTAAATAGATCATACGATCAAGACGATCCATTTTAATCGTAAAGCCATGCTCTGACTTACTGATTGATTTAACCAAATCCATAGCAGAACCCTTATCAATCCAAGGATCTACGCTTTCAATATTCTTGATTTCAAAATAGTTATCAATTAGTTTTTGGTTTTCGCTCATTTCGTCAATGATTTTCACATAGTTTAGGACTTTGCGTGCATAATTGACGCGTACAGTCCAGTTGATAACCGTCGGGTCATTTTCATCTTGACTCCCCCACTTAGAAAGGAGCTCATCTTTCCCAATCACTTGCTCTTTGCCGATTTGAGCCGTTACGACTGTGCCGTTAAAATTCGCGCTCACGGGTTGCCCACTTTGGACCTTATCGGTCCATTTTGCGTCCATTTTAAGGCTCATTTGTTTGTTTAGTGGGTGGTTTTTGAAGTAGTCGTTAAATACGGTTGTTACGGTTCCGGCTTGGCTGTCCGCTGTGGCTTGACCGACAACGGCATTTTCTGGATTGTGTACGTCAAACGTGAAGCTAGTTTGAAACGCTACTTCTTTAGGAAGCGTGAACGTCACTTTGTCCCCTTCATTGATCTCGAGATCGTCGGGGAAGTGGACGTTCTTATATTCCACGCTGAAAGGTTGATACTTCCCTGTACCGTTTGACTGATCAACAACGACTTCCGGGTTTTCTACTTTAATCACATCTCCATTTTTGCTAAACTGCGTAGAATTTCCTCGTTGTTGGTTATCATCGCTTGCGCTTCCTGTATCCGTAGCTCCGCTTTCAGTAGCTGGCTGTTGATCTGATCCCGTTGTTGTGTCATGATCGTTTTGAACGCTTGTGATTTGATTAGTTGTAACTGTGCTAGTCTGATCTCCTGCTCCAGTTGTTCCTTGTACTTCATCTGCATATACTCCTTGTGCCGTCGCTACTGTTGCCAATACTGCTGCTGTCGTAAAAATAATTTTCTTGTTCATTTTCATTTACCTTCTCTTTCTTCTGCTTCAAATTGCATCCATACCAGATCCTCATATAAGCCTCTGGCTACTTTTTTAATATCACTCAAATCTTGCGCGCTCATTTTTTCTGGCTCGCGTAACAAAGATATCTCGATGTTAGTTAATTTTTGTATGTACTGTTGGCGTTTTGTCAATTGCTTTTCATCTTCTTTTTCGGTCAAACGATTGTCTGAAACGCCCATAAGATAAGACACATCAACTCCAAAAAGTTCTGCCATTTTTTCAGCATATACAGTCTTAACACTGCCCCCGTCTTCCCATCTATATATCGTTTGAAATGATACTCCGAGAAATTCAGTAAGATCTTTCAGTTTTACCTTATTTTCTTTTCTTAATTCTTTAATTCGGTTCACTTTCCAGATCCTCCTCTTTCACGAAGCTACCCTCAACCCAGCGACCTTTCCGGTCCTTGATCTCGTTGTACGCTAGTTCGAAGCAATCCACGAAGTCATAGCCTAATTTATACGCGATTGATTTCAAGTGGTTGATAATTCGACACAAGTTAAATTCACCCGTTGTGTTCACTTCGTTTTTGCGAGTGAACTGAAATTCACTCGCGTTCTCAATCATCAACTCAAAACAGTCTTCAATACTGTTCCTTTTTGATCTTGATGCCTTAATCAAAATATCAACCGGATCTAGTTTGATCATCATTGCGAGTCCTACGACCACCACAGCACAATCACCGATGCTGTCCTTTGTGAGTTGCTCTTTTTGCTTGGCATACCCTGCGCATAACTCGCCCAATTCTTCAAATAGCTTGAGCGTCTGTTTAAAGACATCTCCCTGCGTGATATCACGGTCAATAAACCACTGCTTGGTTAGCTCGGTTAGTTCCTCGATTTTGTCAATATCCATCTATCATATCCCCCTCGATTTCTTTTAGTTTCTTATCTATAGCCTTAATTTCCTTGTGTAGCCATTCGCGATAGTTCGCGCTGTAGTGGTGTCCTCGCGTATTGCTGATCGTTTTAAGCTGTAGTTCCTCGCTCAATTGTCTTTCATAAATCCGCTTGGATCTTAGCAAATTGTCTTTTTCCATTTTTAAATACCAGTCACCTCATGGATATTTAATTCTATCCTGTAGTTTTTAGTCCCGGACAAGCCACCATGTTCAAAGCTCACCCGTTTAATGATGTTAAAATTATCATCTGTCCAGATCTCTGCGTCTGTCAGACCGTCCAGTAGAGCCTTGGTCGTGGGCGACCAGTTTGGAGGATCGTACTTGCGCTTAGTTGGCGCGTATACGATCACCCTCACCTCGCACGGCTTATTTTCCGTGTACGGTAGCCCGAAATAGTCCTTTAACACGTTCATGCCCTCATAGCGGGCCAGCTCCCTCAGAAAGCGTGTGATCTTGCCTTTCTGCTGGTAGTGCAGTCTGTCATTAGCAGATATCATATGCTTTCTGGTTAGTTCAAATTTTAAAATGATTGGTTCAGTCATTCATTACTCCAACCCACGTTTTAATAAATGACTCAAAAAACATTTAATTTCATCTTCTTCATCATCTACTTCCGGCTCTTTTAAATCTGAGCCATCTTCCTCAGTGATCTCGTATTCTGCTTTGATTTTGACTAGGCGACCACCTACAGCCTTAGCCAGATTTTCCATGGATTCTTTGGTTTCTTCATCTTTTTTTTCAAAAATCAATGCACAGCGAACTTCATTAGTAAATCCAGCACTAAACGTTAATGAGTGTTCTTGATTTTTATATTCTGTTAAAAATTTATTTGTTCCATTTTTTGCGATTGTGTAAAATTCTTTTTGTTGTTTCATGTTATTTCTCCTTTTTTTAAAATAAAGTTAGTTGCTGTTTAAAATCTGCCAAAGTAAGACCGATTGAATTTAGGTCGTTACTGATTGCGGTTAGATCGTTAGTGATAATTATTTTGTTCATTTCCCTTGAATACCGCTGTGTCTGATATCCGCCCAGATCGTCCTTATCCCAGATATCTTGTATAGTTTTTATTTCTGGGTATTCTTTGGAAAAGTGTTCTTCAATCCAAGTCATAATAATGCCGATTTGATTCATTCTGTCATTTTATCCTCCCAAATTGCTAAACGGGACTTCCCATTGATAATCAACATATTCATAACAAACATCTTTGATAATTTCACCTTTGGAAATTTCAATTTCCTGTGTGAATTCTATGCCACACTCAAACGTAAAAATTTTAATATCAACATCAAACTTACTTGAAATTTCTTGATAATTTTCTGGAATAGCACTCCACGCTTGCTCGAAATTATCCAGTTCAACGGTACAAAATTTTTCTTCAAGCCAAACTTCTATTTGTTTTTGATCAATAAACGCTCGTCTTGTCCCATTGATGTAAAAACAGGGACCTGTGCTGTTGAATATAAGTAGAGTGCCATCATATTTTTCTTCTAATGTTACAGTGTCGCTTAATAGCATTTCTTTCAATGCTGATGAAATATTTTCGCTTTTTCCTCTTAATTTAAGAGATCCTTTGGCCCAATTTGGCATTATTTTTCTCCTTTTATTTTTTAGAACGGTAAATCATCATCTGAGATGTCCATAGGGTTTGCATTCATAGGCTCTGCCTGACGTCCAAAATCTGGCTGGCCGTATCCTTGCGACGGCCCAGCTTCACGGTCTTTCCGGCTTTCCAATAACTGGAAGTTATCTGCTACAACTTCTGTCACATAGACCCGCTGGCCTTGCTGATTTTCATAATTACGAGTCTGGATACGACCAGTGATACCAATCAAAGCACCTTTCTTAGCCCAATTGGCTAAGTTTTCTGCTTGCTGACGCCAGATAACGCAGTTAATAAAATCTGCTTCACGCTCGCCATTTTGGCCTTTAAAGTTTCGGTTCACTGCCAAGCTAAAAGTTGCTACTGCTTGATTGTTTGGTGTGTAGCGTAGTTCTGGATCTTGTACCAGACGGCCCACTAATACTACATTGTTAATCATTAAAACTAATCTCCAATCAAATTATTTAAAGTGACGATACTGTTTAATTTCTTTTGGCTACGGCAATAATCGCAATGACCGCAAGCTATAGGCTCTACCTTTCGCTGGATAACATCCCAGACTTCCTTAATGGTTTCTTTCACTTCTTCCAGACCTTCCTCAAGCCATTCTTCATCGATCCGAATCACTTCCTTGTCTGGTACTTCTTCCTTACTGACTGCTACGATGATAGGCCTAAATTCATCACCCGTCATTTGTTTTAGTAAATCCCGATAGATTGCAAGCTGTGAGTGATAGCCAAAAACCAAAATGTTATTGACTGCCGTTGGTACCTTGCGTCGTAGATCAGCGTTCCATTCCATATCGTAGATAGACTTCATTGTCTTTAGGTCTGCAAAATACCCCTGCGTCAAATTCACGCTGTCCAACTTACCTTTAAATGGCACCCCCTCGATTTCACCATACACGATCATTTCTTTTTCAACGTTTTCGGTTGAGCTGCCGTGATACAGCCGATTAAAAGAGGGATCATCTTTCAGTGATGCAATCATAGAGTCGCCAATTAAAAACTCTTTCTTTAGTTGCCCCTTGGTTTTACCAGCCTTTGAAATCAGCTTGTCGCCATTCTCTTTTAGAAATGCTTCGTGTGCTTCTTGGCTTTCAAAGTAGCTGTGTACATAATTTCCTAAAAGTAAGGGTGTTTCATCTCGCGACTCAATCCAAGCTCCACCCTCCACAGCGAGGGCGCGTGCTGGACATTTTAAGAATTGCTTCATTCGCGAATAAGACAGGTACTCTTTATCTTGATAATAATTTTCTTGAGTTAACTCTTTCATCATTGCTCCTTAGGTGTGATTGTGCCACCCTCAAATAGTCCAAGTTCTTCATAAACACCATCTTCAATCTCAGAACCATTCTCAGACGCTCCTGTTTGCTCTGTACGCTCTTTTTCTGGTTCGGTAGTATTATCTGCTGACGCACCTTCTAAAAAGCTCTCAAGCGATTCTGTGGCTTCTGGTGGGGTTACATCTTTTGCTCCATTTTGGACGTTGCTGTCTACATTATCATCAATAATGGCCTGTTGCATTTCGATTGACAAAGGAGCATAGGTTGAAAGCAACTGCTTCAATACTGTCTTGCGTGCCATTGCGTCAAAGTCAGTCTGCCACGGGCTAGATTTACCACTAAAAGAACGGCTGTATTTCTTACCGTGTGCAAGAACGCGATCTTTGGTCCAGAATAAGGTTTTTTCAAATCCGTTCGAAAGTCGCATGAATGCAAAGTAACCAGCTACTTCTTCGTTTGCTTTTGGCAAGGCCTGCATGTCTACTTCCAGGTCTTCGGTGAGTGGGTTGTAACCTTTGAACTGGCTTGCGTAGATTTCCCCAGCATTAAGTTTGACAATTTGACCGCTACGCTGTGCGAGTTGGATCAAACCCTTGTAGCCCAACTGAAATTGTGCTTCTGATCCATACGGTACAATGTAAGCAAACCCGAGATTAGGATCAATAGGCAAGTCAAGCGTTGCTGCTTTCATTGCTGCGTTCAATACGCTTGTGTTTGAGGCTTTGGCAAGGTGGCTGTTATTGTTTACGATTGATAGCAAACTGGTAACAAACTGTGTTTCACGGCCGTTTACTACCGATTTCAGTTTTTCCAAAACCACTGGGCTGTTAAAAGCGTCCTTTGGTGCCATTAAATCAAAATTACTTCTACTCATTTTTCTTTTCTCCTTTTTAATCTTCTTCGTAGTGAATCCAGCGACCATTCACACAATACCAATCGTCTGGATCTCTGCGTTCTTCTTCAATCTCTGGTTGTAGATAGTCACGGTCATAATCAAATGGAAACATTCTCGCGCTCCTTAAATTTCTTGTAACTATCCCATTTTGTAGATTTTAAGCTATTCAATAGCTTCTGTTCAGTCTTGATCTGCTTCTTGTACTGCAAGACCCACGCTGTGTACTCGTCGTCGTTTTCTGCGAAATAGTACCCACGAGGAAGCGACCGACTGGCCACGATAGGCACTGAGAATTTAAGTCGTAGTTCAGCGATACCCTCGCGAACTTTTCGAATTGATAGGTTTGTCATTCTGGCAATGTCGCGTGTAGTCAGTACATTCGCCCGTCCTACTCTGATACAGGCTAGTATTAGTTGTAAGCGTTCGTTCATAGCTTACCCTCCTCTTGATACTTCATTAAAACTTCTTGATACTTTTTCAAAAGTTGTTTTTTTGGTTCAGTTCCTTCCGCAATCTTCTGTTATCGTTCAAAGTTACTCGAAGTATATTATTTTTGCCTTCTAGGTCGATTTTTTGAAAACGTATCTCTTGTTTTAACGCTTTAATTTTTTTGCTACAAAACATCTACTGCGCTCCAGTCGTTATCTGAATACGAGTGCTTGCGTGCATACGCTAGATCAGCTTGAAACGCTTGGTAGCCCTCATTGAATTTTTCTTTTAGATCTTCTTCGTACTGTTGCATGATCGCTTCCTGTTTGGCCAGTCTTGCCTTTTTGCGTTGCGCCCGTTTAAAATCCCAAACCGCCCCTGCGAAGCCTGCTGCAAAGAAAGTCCCTGCAATTGTCATACAGGCCAAAATATCGTTATACATTTTATATCTCCTTATTGATTCGTCTGATTGCGTTGTAATATCCGCTATCCTTTGGGATTGTGTATCCCGTCAAGTTTTCTACCTGGCTACCGTCCGACATGATATTAATAATGCGCGGTCGCCATTGATTTTTAGTTTTCATCGTGTTATAATTTCCTTAGAAAAGTTTTATCTCTTGGCCTCTTGGAGTTCCTTTCTCCAAGGGGTCTTTTTTATGCTCTGCCAGCTAGACGGCAAGCGTACAGGTCCATGATCTTACCTCTAGCACTATCTGTATCGCTGGCTAGTAGCTTTGCTTTAAATTCATCTGAAAGCTCGTAGCAAGTTGCTTCGAAGCCCTCAATCATTTTGTCAATCAAAACGGCAATTTTCTCCGATCTTCTGCATTGTCCGGGTATTTGAAGTAAAGGTCCCGTCCGCCTTTAGTGATCCGACTAACCAGTCCAGTTTCAAAAAGTGACTTCATCTCTGACCCTACAAGGTTCGTTGTGATGATCGTCGCTTCTCGCTCATCTAATAAGCTGTACAGGAAGTCTTGCTTCCATTGAGCATTATCAGATCGTCCGAGGTCGTCCAAGATCAGATAGTCAACTTTCTTTAGTAGCTCCAGCCATTCGTTGCTAGTCATTCCTTCTTTACGACTGAATGAATTTTGAATTTTGATAAATAAGGCTGGCAAGTTAACAAATAGTATGCTCTTAGGTTGTTTGTTAGCTTTCCAGTCAGCGTTGAGCTTACTTGCTATTGCCATCGCTAGATGTGACTTACCGCGTCCAGCTTTCCCCATTATCAGAGCGTTACCTTTCCCATCGTGCAAGTAGTGCGATACCAAGCGCAGAGCGTAATTCTTGGCTTCACGGTCAATTTGATTAGTAACCATGAAGTTTTTAAAACTAGCTTCTTTCAGTCCGCTCGGTATGATGCTGTTTTTATCAAGCACGTCGTAAGTCATACGCAAGATTGTTGATGCGTAAGCTTGACCTATCTTCTGCTCTTCTTCACGCGCCATTTTCTCCCTCTGGCACTCTGGGCAAAAGGTTCTGTTACGTTCGTCTTGCAGCGGTACATCATCATTCAACGACCACTTGAAGCATTGATGTATTTCACAAGTCTCTTGTTCGTTAATGTGATAGACAAGTGGTAAATCCATAGGCTATCCCTCCTCATCTTCTTCCCAGGGTAGTAAGTCTGTGTAAGGACTGAATACTGGGTTTTTGATAGGGTAAGGGCTGGCTTCTTTTTTGGTTTGTTTAACCTGCCTTTTACGGTCATGCTCCTCGACTTCTTCAAGTGAGGTAAAACCCTCTTTCTTCCAGTTTTCTAAAATTGCTTTTAGATAGTTAAAACTGGTAGAGCCTGCATCTTCAGTCTTTTCTACCGCGTACTGGATCATAGGAATTGTAAAGTGATCTAATGCGATATAGTCCATTAACATTTGAGTGTGTCGCTCGTTAATTTTGATGTTGCTATCTTTAATAATCTTTGAGAAAGATTTTTGACCAGCGTCATCGTCATTATCTACTGACCTTGACTCTACTAGACTATACTCACCTATACTATCCTCTACTATCCTATCCTTACCTATACTATGCTGACACTTGCCCGCCACTTGCCCG